CAAAGTCCATTGACCAACGCGGTTCAGACGGTGGCTAGAAAAGGTTCGCTTTGGAAAGCATCGCTTCAGTTCAACAATCTTTCGGGTGATGATCGTGCAGTGATGCAAGCATTCTTGACTAAGTTGAACGGTCAGGAGCATCGGTTCTTCTTGCCTGATCATTCCTATACTAAACGAGGCGCAGCGGCGACAGTGACAGTCAATGCGGGTGCATTTGTGAATGGTACCATTTACGTGATCACCGTAGTCGGGACAACTGATTTCACGGCTATCGGTGCGTCAGCGAATACGGTTGGGGTTGTGTTCACTGCAACGGGTTCTGGATCTGGCACAGGGTCAGCGACTGCTAACAATCTATTTGTTGCCGGTGCTGGTCAAACTGGATCTACGTTAAACGTGGACAATGCTTCTTTGAATACGACGAATTATCTTCGTGCTGGTGATTACATCGCATTCAATAATGAGCTTCACATGATCACAGATGATGTGGATTCAACGGGAACGGGTACAGTAGCGATCCCGATAGCGCCACCGATCAGGAAGCCAACTGACAATAATGATCTGGTTGATTTCCTATATCCAGTCTTAGGCGTGTTCATGCTTGCAGGATCTACGTCTTGGGATAACCAAGCAGGGATCATTTCATCGTTCACAGTTGAAGCCGTCGAGGACGTTCTAGCATGAGCAGGGGATTTCCTACAAACGTAGCAACAGCATTAGCCCAGCAGCATGTTGCAATTGTCAGTTTCGCAAAGCTAGAGTTCCCCAGCGGGACAGTATACGTTCATAACTCACTAGGAACATATACTTGGGGCGGTCAAGACTGGCTTGGTGTTGGTGATCTAGGTTCTATCAGCCCAGTCGAAGAAGGTATCGACGTTAGCCCTTATGCAATCACCTTAACGCTTTCAGGTCTTGATGCCACAATATCAGGCGCAGCACTGACCGAAGATTACTTCATGCATCCGGTCACGGTTTACATGGGTGTTTTAGATGCTGACGATTCGTTACTTGCTGACCCTACGCCGATCTGGTCTGGGTTCATGGATCAGATGAACCTAAGCGTTGGATCTGATGGCGGTGACGCTATCCAGTTGATAGCAGAATCTGAACTGTCACGCTTCGACGTTGCCAGAAACCTTATGTATACCAATGCAGCACAGCAAGAAAGATATTCAGGTGATCTATTCTTCAGTCATATTCATAAGGTACAAGGTGCTAAGTTTGACTGGGGCGCGAAAAGTGCTGGCTCTGCTGGAGTTACAGAAGTTGATACTGGAACCACCCCAACAATAGATTTTAGCCCTACTTAATGCAGCTTCGGGTACTACAAGCCCTGAACAAATGGGAACGCCGAAACTTTGATTATGGTGATGCTGACTGTTGTCAGTTCGTTGGGTTTGTTGTCAAAGAACTTACAGGCAAAGACTATTTAGCTGATTTCGACTATACTTCAGAAGACGAAGCTAATCAGATTATCAAGTCAAATGGCGACTTAGAAGCTACAGTTTCAAGTGTTCTAGGTGAATCGACAACTGATATTGATAGTCTTCCTGATGGCAGTCCTGTTTTGCTAGATTTGCCAGAAGGTTCAGCTATGGGCATAAAATTCGGAAAATGTGCTGTTGGTTTGGTGAAGAAGGGTATGACAAAGATATCTGATCAGTATATATCCGTAGGGTGGCAAGTATGGAAATAGTTGTAACGGCTCTAAAATTTGTTGCAACAGTAGGAAGAGCAGCAGCATCAGTTGTTGGCGTTCAGTTAGCGACTTCGACAGTCGCAGGGGTTCAAGCAGCACTAGCAATAGGATCTGCGGTTATTGCTGGAACCGCCGTACTAGCTAACAAAGCTATGTCAATGTTTGAAATTGACATGCCTAAAGTCGATTCTGATGCAAGTCGTCAGCGAACCGTAAAGTCAACTACAGAACCTTATAAGATTGTCTATGGCGAAACGCTTGTTTCAGGCCCGATTTCCTATATAGGTATGAAGGGAACAGACAACGAAGACCTTTATCACGTTATAGCCTTAGCCGGTCATGAAGTCACTGATATCACGGATATCTACTTTGATAATGAGCTAATAGAAGATTCCCAAATCAATGGCGGTTCTAGTGCTGGTGGTAACGTTACCGCAGGGACTTTCGGTCCAAAGAACAGCACGACTATCTGCATCATCAACAAGCATCTAGGAACGGCAACCCAAGCTGCTGATTCTATGATGGTTAATGCGTTTGCTGATTACACTTCAGCGCATCAGGGTAAAGGCATCGCGTACATTGCGATGAAGTGGAAGCTGAATGAAGATTCGGCAGAAGTCTGGGAAAAGTACGCCCCATCAGATATTAAGGCTGTCGTTAAAGGAAAGCCAGTCTATGATCCTAGATTAGACACAGGCGGGGTCGGTAATAATCCTGCTGATGATAATTTCATAACCTACAACGCAACGGCTGGAAGTTATGTCGGACAAGGGCAGAACCCTGCTTTAGTTCTGGCTGATTATCTGATCAATGATGATTTTGGTATGGGCATCGCATCGTCAAAAATTGACTGGAATGCAATTGTCACTGCGGCGAATGGTTGTGATGTTTCTGTCGTTGTTCCGAATGGGACTGAAAAACGATTCACTACTAACGGGGTTCTATTCGGGACTGATTCGCATCGCAGAAACATAACCAAGATCTTATCTTCAATGAACGGGTCTTTGGTCTATTCAAATGGAAAGTATGTTCTTAGGGCTGGGATCTACGAAGCACCTACGGAAAGCCTGAACGAAGATGATTTGATTGGTCCTATAGGCATCAAGACATCGTTTGAACGATCAGACCGATTCAATACGATCAAAGGTTTGTTCGTTGATCCAGCACAGAATCATAAGTCTAGCGAGTTTCCAAAGGTTCAGTTAGCTGATGCTGTCACTAGGGACAACGGCGAAGTCCTAGAAAAAGAAGTCCAGTATCCCATGACAAACTCAAGCTATATGGCTCAGAGATTGTCGCATAAGTTAATCCAGTTAAGCGATCAGCAAAAGGTTGTATCGTTTCCAGCAAATCTATCAGCGTTAAGAATAACTGCAGGGGATCGGGTACAAGTATCGGTTGATGAACTAAGCTGGTCTAACAAAGTCTTCATGTGCGTTGGTTGGACGTTTTCAGATGAAGGCGGTGTGAATCTTACGCTTAGAGAAGATTCTTCGACTTCCTATGCTGACCCAACGGTAACGCCAAACAACGAGTATTCCACGCTTACCGCTACAGGCGACATCACAGACGCATTCAGAGGCGTTCCAAGCCCTTCTGGGTTAAGCGTTACTGCTGGCTTAAAGAATAACGAATTGAACTGGGTGAACCCTGCAAGACCGGCAGACTACGGGACTATCTACATCTACGCTTCACCCAATGGTAACTTTAGTTCAGCAGTGAAGATCGGTGAGACTGACGGCACACAGTTTATTCATGACGCGTCTAATTCAGCAGATTCAGTTAGTGCCGGTGATGTGCGCTATTACTGGGTCAGAGCGGTTAAGAATGTAGGAACTGATGCGGCTAGTCAGTCTAACTTAGAGCCTAATGCTGATCCGAATACGACAGTATTCGCTACAGTCGGACGAGTTAATTGGTCTGATGTTTCTGGTTCAACTAATGCCCCAGCGGATAACGCAACCGTAGGCGCACAGATATCTGTCAATCTTTACGACACCGATGGTTCTACGGTGATGAACCAAGCTGACGTTAAGAACTCAGTCTTGGCGCAAGAAATCCTACAGGTCGAAGTCGAGTCTGGCGAAGTCTTAGATTTAGAAACAGGTCAAGACGTAGACATTCAGAATCTTGGTGACGTGGCGATCTTCGTCAGTGATTCTAATCAGACTTTGAATAGTTCAATCAACACGGTAGCACAGAATCTGTCGTCACTTGAAGATGCTGTCATAGATATAACATCTGGCGTGTCTGATATCTACATTCAAGGTACTGAACCTGTAGCGGGCGTTGGTGGAATACCTGATCCCATACCCACGTTTTCACGCTGGTATGACAGCTCTAATAATAATGCACCTTATTACTGGGATGGCAGCGATTGGCAAGATTTTCGTGATGGTCAGATTGCTCTTAACCAAGCAGCAATCACGAATCTTCAAACGTCTTTGGCAACGACTAACGGGAACGTCACAAGTAACGCCAGTGCTATATCGGTATTGGATGCAACAACGGTTTCACAAGGCAACTCTATAACGTCAATCACAT